CAAATCCAAACTTCTTAACAAGATTCTCTATTATTTCTATATCTTCTTTAGCTAAATTCAAATAATAATCAGATGAATATTTTTGATTTGGACTAACTGAAATGTCACCAAACTCGGTACGAATACTTCCTCTTATTGCAGGCATAACATAAGCTGTTGAATCTGCACTTGTTATTGGAAACTGAGTTAATAATTTAGCATCAGTCATTCCAAATGTATGTATTTTTACAGAACGATTTTTAGATAAATAAATTATTTCAAAACACTTATCTAAAAATCGTTCTCTAACTGCATAAGATTTTCCAACCATCCCACCAAGAGCCATATACTGTATAGGATTATTATTTTCATCTGTCCAATCAAGCGCCTGTTTTAAAAAATCAAAAGGTTCTCCAACATGAAAAGTATATAACAACTTATTAGGATTATTTACTTTAGACCGCATATATAAATAATTTAACCAAGTTTTTTGGGCGGCTTCTTTAACAAACAAATAATTTTTAGGAATCACATCAATTTGTCCAAATAAATTAATATAAGGACGTTGATTTATCCAATCAATATATTTATCTACATCTATGGTCACATTCTGTGTCCACATTGTAAAGGCTCCAGAATCAACAAATAACTTTGAATTAGAAGGTAGTAACTCATGTCGTTTATCAATTCTATCCCCTTCTAAAAAATAAGAAGCTAACACATTTGATGGCATACATTTACATATAGTATCTTCCTTTTCTATAAATAATCCAGCCAAATATAAATCCATAATTACATACTTTCTCCATACCACGCTCTTGTTATCTCTACATCGCATTTAATTGGAATTTCAAGTCTACTTTTTGCCGCTTCTGACATAAGTTGTGCAAATCTTTCAGAACATTCTTCTACATTCTCCTCCGGACATTCTGCTATCAACTCATCATGTACAGGTATAAGAAGTCTAAATCCCAATTCTTTCAGTCTTTCATCATTGCCCACTAAAATCATTGCTAACTTACTCATGTCTGCGGCTGACCCTTGGATTCTAGCATTAACACATTGTCTCTGGGCATCTGCTATCTTTGCTCCATTATCGACAATCCATATTCCTTCTTTGTTAGCTTCTTCAAATATTTTTCTTTTCTGCCCAAAATATGCTTGTCTTAATCTTCTAGTATATCTTTGTATTGTCTCCTCAGGCACTTCCTGCACTTCTTCGGTATCGGACAACTCAAAATCCAATAAATCATCATCTGGTTGTACTCCGTCTTTCCACCTAAATTCATATTCAGGAAGCTGTAAATCGGGCAATCTTCTCTTTCTACCCCACAAGGTAGTAACATATCCTTTTTCATAAGCCATATCCAAACTATCTTGTTCAAACTTCGGTATTGCAGGAAATCCCTTGAATACAGAATCTTTTATAGCTTGAGCCTTTTTTGTAGTAGTACCAAGTTGCTCAGCAATCGAAGGCACACCCCTTCCGTACAACACTCCGAGCAATATGCTTTTAGCTTGGCTTCGTCTATTTTTCCCTTCTGGATTCGTAGTGCCATCAGGACGAAATTCCAAGCAATTTTCGTAAGTAGTATTGAAAGATAAAGCCGCAATTTCTGCATATAAATCTTTCCCTTCTTGATATGCTTTAATCATCTTCGGGTCACCACACATCTGAGTCATCACTTTCGGTTCCTGTTGGCTATAATCCGATGACATTAAAACATAACCATCTGACGCTACAAACATTTTTCTAATATCTTTGTTATGACTCGGAATGTTCTGAAGATTAGGATCAGAAGAACTAAATCTACCTGTATCTGCTCCATACTGATTGAAACTACAATGTATTCTTCCATCTTTTGGATTTACACAGTTCGGCAGTTTATCAATATAAGTAGATACCAGCTTTGACATTTCCCTATAATCCAGAATTGCTTTTGCTATAGGATTATCAATCTTCTGTAAAATTGCTTCTCCAGTTCCTCTAGGACTTTTCGGATCAGGTGGTTCAATCTGTAAAATATCATACAGAAGAATTGCTATCTGTGTAGGACTTCCAATATTTATTGGATCATCCAATTTACAATCTTTATGTTTCCGTCGATATTCATATATCTCATTTCCCCATGTATTGCAGATTTTATAAAATTCGTTCTCTTTTTCTTTAAGCAATTTGTTATATTTCTCGGATAACCTCTGTTGATAATCAAAATCAAACTTTACACCGTTATCTTCCATATCACAAACCACTTTAATGCACGGCATTTCGATGTTGAAGAATACCCAGGATACACCGTTCATACCATTTCTATCTTCATTCGGCTTATCTGCTTCATAATATAAATACTGCTTCTGATATTGATACAGTTCATAAGTAATAATAGCATCATGTGCCGCATAGAGATAAAATGTTTGAATTGGAATTTTATCCGCCGTTATCCCTTTAAATAACGCATCGAACTTAAATTCATCCTCTTTACCGTCCAGTACATATTTCTGGTGTAATGCTTTAAGTCCTTTTGACTCTTCATTTTCATTAAGAAGTCTACCAGCTAAATAACAATCCCAATCACATATCAATGATACGCCTAATTGATTTCTTATCACCCGAATATCAAACTTAGCGTTAAACATAACAACGAATGTTTCCATTATTGCTACGTCATTTAATACCTCTGCTACGTCTTTTTCAGATAATTGACTATCTACTCGGACACCCGTGACATAAGAAACATGATTAATTGGAACATAAGCGGCTTTTTCATTTGGAGTATATAAACAAAGACCAACTATTTTATCAAGTATTGGATCAAGTCCGGTTGTCTCTGTATCTATACTAATCATATCATTGGCGATACATACATCTATATATTCCTTTAATCTTTCCTTAGTTGTAATTATTTCATAGTCATCTTTGAACTGACCAAGATGTTGCTCTACCATTGCTTTAATCTGATTTATCTGGCCGAGCAGACCACTACCTTTTACAGTAGTGGTTGCTCTTGTTTTAGACTTTGATTTACTGGCAATGGACTTATCTTGTTCTCTTCCCGGACGTTTTGGAACATTAAACAGTGCCATTATTCATCTTCTCCAAGCATCGACATAAACAGTGTAATGCTGTCCTCGCTAATGTTAACGGAATTTTTCTTGATGAACTTTTTATACTTATCAAGTTCTTCCATCAACTTTTTATTAGTCTTTTCCAGTTCATTCTTTTCCGTATAACATTTCCACCATCTATCGTGTTCTTCCTCTTTCGCTCTCTCAGCTTCGAATTTCTCAGTGAGTAGATCACGATACTCATCTGTTCCAATCGTTACTGTACCTACAACGGTGTATTCTTTCTTATTCTCATCCATTAGAATGTATCCCTCCTTCTGTTAGCAGGTGTTCTACGTGTTCCTCTTTCTTCAAACGGCGGTTCATCTTCCTGTCTGGCTCTTCTTCTAACAGGCATGTCCTCATCATCCGGCGGGAAGTATCCGTTATCGAGATAAAATTCCATATCATCAGCTGACTTATCCAACACAAGTGTTCCAAGAATCGGATTCGGCTCGGGAAGGTCTTGAAGTGTAGTGTCATCTTTACCAATCTCATAAATTTCATACGTGGTAGATGTATCACCCTTCTGACCGTTGCGCTCTATCTCAAATTTATGAGATACTACATTCGGATATCTTGCACAAATGGAAGAAATCTTACTAATGAATTTCTTACCTCGCTCCCACACCTGTACGCGATCTAAATCAATGTTGTAAATAGGAATGAACAGTTTTGCCGTAGTGAACTTATTAGCCGCACAGAACGGACATTTATCCTTCAGCTCATTATATTCCCGGAGACAATTAACATATCTTTTCTTATCATCAATCGTCACTTCGTGTACAGCGTATCCTTCCACGTCATCAATGGAGTCATACATAAACCTTACCTGGGCCACATCTTTGTCATTTTTGAGGGAAAAATATCCAGCCCCTCCGTGACCACCATACTTGTCTGCTGTTTCTGTGTTAAATCTTGCCATGTTTTTAATCTTCCTTTCTTAATTTATCTATAACTGTAAACACCTCAGACAACTCCACGTAGTCTCTTAATTTATTATATTTTGTCTGAAATGCAAACAATTCCCTTTTTGCGTTTTCCAACATTTGCTGTATTAAATCCGCACTTTTTATTACAGTTTCAACATGTTTAAATTCCGGTTTACCGTCAACTATCACTGGACAATATGCTTTTACTTCCGGTTTTGTATCTTCTGGAATTACGATAATACTTCTTATTACATATCGTGCTTGTTCTTCCCGGTACTTTTCTGCGGCTACATCATCTCTCCACTCAAAATAATCATGTAATGGTGTATCCTCATCCCTATTCGCATCAAGTAACGTTTTCGGTGTGAGTCCAACCGTGTTAGATAATTCCTCACACATCTCTCCTACTACTTGTGCGTCAAATCTTTTGTCAATATGAAATCCTTCTCTGTAACTGTATTTTGATTTAAATGCTGACAATTTCTTCTTTTCTCCTTTCTATAGTATTCCTGCCTTAACTCAACTCAACATAACAGAACTTACCCAAACAAAACTCAACTCAACATAACATAACTCGACTGCCTCAACTCAACATGACCAACGTTACCCAAACAAACGTTACCCCTCCCAAACAAAACCATCCATTACTGCCCAAACATTACGCAACTTAACTTACCTTACCTCAACATAGCCAAACACAACCTACCTCAACTGCCCTAACGTAACATAACATAACGGAACTCAACGCACCAAAACCTAACTCAACATGACTCAACTGCCATGACTTTTTTATTGTAGTCTGTCAAAGTGACATTTCACACTCTGACAGACTTCCTTAATTTATTAGCAAGACTCTACATGAAATCTTCCATAAGGGCCGTCTTTCTCGGGACGCCACTCACCAATACCATTCATAAATCCGGCTGTATTAATACCATTTACAATCTGTTCCCATGTAATATCAGAACTTGCATTGTACTCAACATCAAGAACCATTTTCCAATCATTAAAACAGGGGCGATACCTCAAATCAGATGTTTTAGAAATACCACCGATCTTAACCATGTCCTCTCTACACTCTGGCGGATAAGGTGTAATAATTTCACCAAGCTGATTTTCACCAATACCCTTGATGAAAAACGCCCCTCTCATAACCATCTGATTAGGAATAACACCAAGACGATAAAGTGTGGACTGTGCGGCCTGTTTAATTGCTGTAACAGGAAATCCGAACTTCGCACCATTCTGAATTGCCTTTGCAAAAGCCTCCTCTGTATCTTCTTCCGGTTTTTCTGTAATCCAATAGCAAGCGTTCATAAACTCTGCAAACGGATCACGGATTGCTTTTGCACTTGTTTTTGTTTTCTTCTGCTGTTTTTCAAGCATTTCCTTTTTGGCTTTTTCAGACCACGCATGAACAATCAACGGTGTATCACCTACGATTGTGATCTGACGATGCTCAATTTTAAGAGGTTCGATATTTACGATTTCTGATTTCTTTGTTGCCATAATTTTTTCTTCCTTTCTTTTTCTCTTAATAGTTTTTACTTGTTCTTGTCTTTCGACACTACTATGTTATCATGTTTTCTAATGTTTGTCAACTTATTTTTGATAATAAATTTTAAAATTATGTGTTATTGCAAATTCATGCTCTAATCTTGCCCCGTTACTTTTCTCCCACCCACGTAACATATAAATACTATTACACATGGATAATAAATCTAAACACAACCTCATCAAATCAGAATATTTCAGATTATATGTTGGTAATCTATCTAATACATCGGCCGGATTTATAATATCGTCATACGGTAAATCTTTATCATCATATATCTCATCATATATCTCATCCTCTGCCATATCAAACCTTGTTAAATAATCGACAGTTCCTGATATTGGGCCACTAATATAAATCAAAACAACTTCCTCCTACACATTTCTGCATCCAGTCTTTCTTTTGCCATTTTGTAATAATATTCATCAAGTTCAAATCCTACAAATTTATGATTTGTCCTATGACAAGCAATAAGACTACTCGCACTTCCCACGTGAGTATCTAATATAACATCGTCTTTATTTGCGAAGTTGTTTAACAACCATATATATAGAGCCACCGGCTTTTGTGTTGGGTGAATACGAACTTCTTTATTCTTCATATTCTCCTGTAACATTCCATTCCATTTAAAATTAAAAATTCTTGACTGACCAGATAAAGATGTCCAGGCAATCTCACAATCTGCTTGATCCAAATTTCTTCGGGCCTTATCCCAAACAATCATACAACTCGCATTGCCTAAATAGTTGAGCATAAAATTTGCTCCCCAAATTATCTGATTTTTTGACACCCTAAATAATTCATCAAAATATTTCTTATCGGGAATGGCGCTATCATCAAATGTATGATAACTTCTTGACTGTGTTACACAACCACTTTTAAATTTTCTTTTCACTCCTCCAAACGGACGTGCACTATCACCAACAACCATTCCACCTTTATGAGAAGCAACATTTATACCATACGGCGGATCAACGATGGCTAAATCAAAATATTTATCTGGAAACTGTTTCATCCCTTCCATACAATCCATGTTATAAAATCCGAAATCTAACATTATTTATCCTCAACTATTCACAACTACTGCACATCGGCTTTGGTATAAACTCATCGTACTTCTGCTCTAACTCTTTCTCAAGTCCTCGTAACTCAGCTAACCTATTATTTCTTTTTAATAAACAATCCTGTTGATACTCCATAGATATAACTATCTGTTTCCAAAAATGTACAAGTTCTTGATTAGCCAGATTTAATTGCTGTGATGCTTCGACAAACTCAGTTTGATGTTTTACATAATTTCTTAATTCATCTACTGTCATATGATTAATTACTTCATCATACATTTAGAAAATCTCCTCCTTCACAAAAGTATTATAGGACATTCTTTCGCACATAAGCCGACACAGTGTCCAGATTCACCACTAGCCGACTTAAAATAACAATACAACTCATTGGTTTCACAATCTTCCTCTAAAAATGGGCACTCAAACGTAGTTTCTGGCATATTAACATCTAGGAATATCAATAAACGAACACCTCCTCTAAATTCATTAATTCTTCTTTTGTACACTCATTAGCATCTTTTCTTCCTTTTGGAAATATATACTCTGTGATTATCTTGGTATTTTGCATATTTTGCCTTATTCTTTTTCTCGCCGCTAATCCTCGTTCATCCATATCTGTAGCAAGTATTATCTTTCGACATGGCAACTCTCTTAATTGTTTAAACTGTAATTCATTCCCAAGTCCATTAAGTGCAACAGCAAATCTACCGATAGTCCAAAAGGACAATGCGTCTAACATAGATTCGCACACGATTACTTCAGTTATGTAATATCTCTCCTTATAAAATTTCATTATTTCATACAATCCATAAAGAGGCTTTTCTACGCCTTCCGGGTAATTAAAGAACTTAGTTTTGACAGAACGCCTCGCAACAAATAAACAATTCCCATAAATATCACGTACAGGAAAAGTGATACACTGGCTCCCACTATCGAAGCCAATATCAAACAAATCAATAATTTCATCTGTTAATCCTCTCTTATACATATAAGGATGCACATATCTATATTTATCTAATTCTTCTTCTTTAACGAATTGTAAACTAACATTATTTCTACTTGTAGAACTACGAGATAAATCCAAATCAACATCTTTTCTTTCCTCCACTTGTACTGTTGCAAAATTCTTTAGTAACCACTGCCATCCAAACTTACCTACAATATCATCTGTATATCCAAAACAATATGATATTACTTCCTGCAAGGAATGAACTTCACCACAGGCAAAACAATGGAACATTCCATCTTCTTTTCTTAATCCCGCCGACGGTCTACGTTCTTGTCCATTATTATGGTATGGACAGCAAATCTGGATATGTGTCGGGCCTTCTTTATACTTTTGAATTAACTGAATGTCATTTGCTCTTAATTGACTTATTAACTCTTGCAATATAGTCAATAAGTCAACATTAAAATTAACCTCATTAATAATCATGTCCACAGATTGAATTTTTCTAGGGTGAAAATTGCTAAACCCAAAAACATAAATAACCCGAATAACCAGGAAACAAACTCTATATTATCAAAATCATTATCAAGACCGCAAAAGAGAAAAGCACCAAACAATGTAATGAAGCTATATATCAGTGCTATTCCAAAAACAATTCCTATTCTATAGACTGTGTTCATTATCCACTCCTATCACAACTCCGTGCATATATTCATCCACTGTAAAATTGGCAGACTCATTATACCTAGAGTAGTTACCAACAATCTGTCCCTTATCTGTTGGATATTCTACAGTGATTTCTTTATTCATGTCCATGTCCAATAACATCGTAATTAGTTCTTTAACCGTCATTATTATCACGCTCCCATTCTAACTTTTTCTGGCTCATCTTCGTATGCTGTTGTCTAAGCGTTGACAACTTCTTTTTGTACCTATCTGGATAACAAAGATGAATCAACTCCTCGATCTGTCGCACATTAAAATCAATCCCGCTATAATCTGCTCTTAATTCTGCTGACTCAAACAGCCTGTCCATAAACAGATTAAACTTCGTGTTCTCCGATTTGATTGCATTGTAAGAGCCTGTTGACAGTAACACTGTGTTTTCTTTCATTTCCATAATTTCACCCCTTCTATTAATCTGCCTATAAAGTTTGGAATTTGAAATAATACTTTATCACCTGCACATACAAAATATTGATCTGCACTTCCTCTTGTATTATGCCAAATATAAATTTTCAAGCTCTATCTCCCGCATCTTCGTGTTCTGTTCCAAGGATGAGCCACATTTCTTTCATCACAGCTTCATTCTCTTCCATCTCTATTTCAAGTTCCTTTAATGCTTCTATATCTAATTTCATTTTATTATCATCTCCAATATTTCTTTGCACGTTTCTTTTACATTATACACTCTGCCATTTTTTAATGATATTTTAACTGCATTGCGATAACCTCTATCGACATCATCTGTATCATGAAAATCTGATATTTCATCCGCATTTACAACTAACGGCCTTGTGAGATAACCACGACAATGTAAATCGTAATACCACTCATTTAATTTTATAAACATTAAAAGACATCAGATTTATCTCCGCTAAATTTTTTCTTTTCTCTTTTTATAGCACGTTCTTTTTTCTCTGGTCTTGTCGCATCGTCCTCAGACGGAATCCAGACGAACGTTCCAGTATTTATATCCCATTGATAATTCAGTTTCCCACCAACGGCACCAAACCTCTGTTTCTTTACCCCCATTTTTAAAATACCGTCTTTAGTCTGTCTAATAGAAATAACTTTACTTGCATTATGCGATATTCCGTCACTGTCTCTTACCGTTTCAAGTTCTGGTGTTCCATCATTATCATCTTGTACTACACCCTCTCTATTCGCCTGCACAACAATAAGAATTGGCACTTTCATTTCCATCGACAAGGACATTAAATCCTCACTGATATTGGTAAGAGTTGTGGTCTTGTTATCCCCTCTCTTATATCTTTCATCCGTCATGTACGTTATTCCGTCCACGGCAATCAAATCTAATTTATACTGCTGTATCCAATTTTTTAATTTCGTAACTGTAATTTTCCGGTCAAAGTCATTTGGTGTAGCCACAATAAAACTATTTTTGGTAGTCTTTAAAGTTTTGAGATAATCAGAATATTCTTTCTCATCAATCTCTTCTTTGCCCCACATTAATCCCCGATTGGAGAAATTTTTATTAAGTGTATCAAATCTATATCCGATGCTACTTGCTCCCATCTCTGGACTTATATATCCCACGTTATATCCAATCTGCCATACGTGAGTACACATCTTTTCAAGTACCCAGGATTTACCTTGATTAGTACGAGCAAAGATTACAAACAGTTCCTCTTCTCTCTGTATACCGTGAATTAACTCATCCAGTTCTTCAAATCCACACGTAAAAAACCAATCTTGCTGATGTTCTTTTCTCTCCAGAAATTGATTAAATCTTTCTTCCGCATCTGCTATGATATTGACACCGCCCAATCTATAGTTGGGCTGTAAATCTTTCATAGCTTGAATCATATATTCTGCGGCGGCATTTGCGTCCGATTTTAATAACTCTGCAACTTTCTGAACAACCGGCACTGATCTATAATACAAATATTCTTCCCGAATTGTATCCACCAAATATCTATCTGACTCTGTTACTTCTACCAGATCAATGTCCGGAAATTTTGCTAGAAATGTTGCTTTATCCGGAACACTACCGTATTCCTTTTCGTGCTTTACCAGAAATTCGTACTCATCCTCATAGCCAACAAAGTATTCTTTCGACAGTAAATTATCCTCTAATATTCGGCTATCTTTTGTAGCGAGGATTTTTGATATTATCTGAAGTGCTACCATTATTTATCTCCGTCTTCATCGTGATCGTGAATAATAACTGCCGTAATCATCACAACATTAATTAATGCTATAAGCAACAAAAATCCCATAACCACTATTCTAAACATCTCTGCGATCCTTTCCTATGAATTTAATTCTGGTAGAAACATTCCATATTCTACTAGCCAATCTGTCCCCAACCGCTTTCTGTAACGCTTCATGACTTGTAAGATTGCCAGTATAAATATTTGCAAGTCCTTCAGATACCCTGGCATCTATAAGAATGAGCAACTGTTGAATGTCATAGTCCGATAGTTTTGCGGCGGCTATATCATCCCACACAACCACGTCAACGGTTTCCAATGTGTGTTTTAACACATCATGCGATTTGCTGAAGTCTTTCAACGTGTTAAAAAGTGTTGGAACGTGTTGGAAATATCCTCTAACACGAAATCCGTTACCGGCCCAGATTGTATCAAAGTATTTTAACAGGAGCTTTATTGCCCAACTTGTCTTTCCGTTTCCGGTATATTCACTGTAGATGTACAGTGACTCACCGTTAGTTACGAAATTTAAAATATCCTCTTTGATTTCGGCCAACTCTCTAAACGCTTTTAAATCACTACTACCGTTTAACTGTAGTGGTAACTGTTTCTTCTTAGGTACTCCGCTATTATCCATCAAATATTTCATTTCGGAGTATCGGATACAGCTATCGCACTGTTGATACGTGCAAACGCTTTTATACCAGCACGCTTCTTTTAATACCATACCTGCTCTCCTCTGGCTTCCATTTCCTGCTGTTCTTTTTCAAGCTGTCTCTTTTCTTCTTCCGTATATCCGTCACTCTTAACTCCCCGTTCCCACGGTTTATCTTTTAGATTATTCGAATATGAATTAACTGGAAAGAAACTAGCATATCCCCGTTCAATACTTTGATATACAACCTGCAACCTTTCACTGGCATCAAAATCCCTGTCCAGCTTATTTAGAAGTCCTTTCCAACTATTTGTATACAAGGGCTTATCTTTCATCTCTAGCCGAACTCGTAAATAATCAATTAATGCTTTGCGTAATTTTTCATCTGTAGTGTAATCATTAATCAAACTAACACACTTTGTATACAGATTTTCTTTCTTAGGTTTTTGTTTACCTCCGAAATCAAAATTTTGTACTAATTCTTTAGAATTAGTATTATTTACTTTTTTAGTATTTGATTGTTTAAGTATTTTATTGTCGTTGTTTTCTAGTAGTAGACTTTCTACTTGTTGATTTTCTACGTCTAGTATTTCTTCTGGCTTTTCGTAAATATCATATTCCCAGTCTACTATTCTTCCATTTTCACGGATTGGAGTTCGTTTCAGATATCTATGTTCTTCTAATTCTTTTACGGCTGTTCGAACAGATGTTTCACCATCACTTGATAGTGCGGCAAGACCCGCTACAGAATAATCCCACTCGTCTGGAAGGGATAACATCATAGATAAAAGTCCTTTTGCTTTAAGGGAAATAGATTTGTCTTTAAAATGATAATTACTCATACACGTATAATCTTTTGTATGATGTGTTCTAGCTACAGCCATTGAAATTCTCCTTATAAATAAATGAGTCTGCACATTCACATCCGCCAATGTAAAATGTACAGACTCTGCCAGTCTTGCCTCCCATATAAGGTATTCTAGCTGATACTCTGGCGGGAGTACAAGCTGACCTGTTTGTATAACGACAAGTGAAAAGGAACAATAAAGTCTTGTCGTTTACTTTTTAAATATACAACATATTTCTACGAAAGTCAATCATTTCTTAGACTTTCTTTATATTTTTTTCATTGACTCGCTAATCTTTCTTCTATAAGGAGGTTTAAAAATCAATGTTTGGAACCGAAACTTTTCAGAATATCTTCGATCTGTGAATCAACTTCTGTATTGCAAGTGTCCCAGAGTTTCTTTCTCTCCTCTTCTACATTATCTTCAGGATCAATGCTCCTTTCTTCACAATACTCAACCGTATAAAATGAGTCTGCCACTTTTACACTTGCTCTACTGGTTGCCCGAATAGATGTCACTTTCATATCATTCTCCTTTTTTATGTGTTGAAATAATAACTAAAACCATTGTTATAATAAATTCGGAAAATAGTGTGGCTATTACACCAGTCCAAAATTCGGGAATGTACATTACTCATCCTCTTCTTTCTTTTTCTTTGTCACCCGTAATGTGACTACTTCCTTCACTTCTTTTGCCTTATCCATTTCCATTAAAATATCGTCTGATATTTTGCCATCATAGATAGCTTTTTCAAGGGCATCAAAATCAATATATTCTTTTGTCTTTACAATTTCTGGAATACCGAAATGATGGGCAATCTCAAGGAGTTTATCCTCGTTAAGAGTCTCCCGCGTTGATACGGAATAAGTAGCTTTATACTCACCGGCTACGTATTCTGTCACCACAAAATCTTTCATTATTGCCTTAATCTTGGCATTTTCTTTTTCACAGAGCTTCTTATAACTGTCCGCTTCAGCTTTATTTGCGGCATACTGCGGAATAAGTTCATCCAGGTCTTTTAGTTTCATTTCTTATCCTCCTTGCGATAATACTTTTGTGTAATACTTCCCATAATTCCATTTCTGCCCTGTGGAATTGACTGTTTAAATTGGATCAATTTCCATACATCAGACTCTTTCCAATATCTTGTCTGACGGGCTCCAAACTGAACATATTCGGGCAACATCTTAGCATATTCAGAGTCCGGATTTTCACGTTTAAACCAGTACCAATTATTAATAGATTTACCCGAACTTCCGATTAAAATAGCCACCTCTTCAAGTTTCAGTAATCGTTCTCCATTGTTAGTAAGTTCGTCTAATTTCTTCTCTGCCATACAAATATACCTCCTTATCTCATAATAATCACTCCTTTGTATCCAGAGTTTCATTTATTACATTATTATATAGTGTAATACAATGAATGTCAAGTGGGCTGATGACTCAACCCACAAGAAAATCAAGCAAGTTACCTTTGTCAATAGTGATTTTACCATCCACGAGAGCATCGGCCATAGCTCCCTTCTTTTCTACAAGTTCATTAATTCTCTCATCAATGGTATCTTTGCAAACAAGTGTGTAAATTGTAATGTTTTCCGTTGTTCCTACTCTGTGGCATCTATCCTCTGCCTGTTCTTTGTTTGCTCTGT